AAGGCAACATGCCTTTCGTCGCCATCCTCGATCTCGCCAGCCTTGAACAGCCCGCCGTTGAATATGCCCATCGGCTTGTCATTCTTGAGGCATACCAGCTTGTCGCCCGTCGCTGGCATCGATCCTTCAAACCCAAGCACACGGCGCAGGCGGGAGTTGTAGGCGCGTCTGGTGGCGTTCTTCCCCACAAGCACCTGATCAGCCCTAGCAACGTCCTGTGGGCTTAGAATACCGCGCTGGATGACTTTGGACTGTTCGTAATCCCCATAGTCCAGCGTTCCACCCTCGCGCACGATTGTGGCCATGCGGATGATCGGATTATCGGCGGCTTGTCGGTGGATCTCGGTCAGCATCACGTCTGGTGTAGCGTTGATAAAATACCCTGCCCCCTTGACTGGAGGAAGCTGAGCCGGATCGCCAAGAACCAAGATCGGTCGCTTGTATCGCATCAGATCGGCGGCAAGGTCGGCGTCCACCATCGAACACTCATCAATGACGATGATATCAGCATGTGCCGCTGCGCTGTCCGCATCCCAGACAAACCGAACAGAACCGTCATTGTTGTCCTGCACCTGATAAATCAGCCCGTGGATCGTGCTGGCCCCATAGCAGCCGTTTCGCTCCATCATCAGCGCGGCCTTACCCGTGAACGCGGCATACACCACACTTGCGCCTGTCAATTCGGCAAGGCGCTTAGTAATCGTGGTTTTGCCTGTGCCAGCATAACCGAATATGCGGAATATCGGCCTACTAAGCCGACCCCGTTCTTGCTTGCATTGCTTGAACCATGCGGCGGCGAGGTCAAGCCCCGCCGCCTGTTGTGGTGCCAGACTAATCACATCGGCGGCCCATCTTCGTCAGCAGGCCCATCTGCATCTGACGCAAGCTGTTTCAGCCGATCAATGTTCGCCTGCGCTGTGGCGCGGCATGACTTACCCTCATCACTACCCCACCATGCGCGGAACTCTGCGGTGCCCTTGCGCGCCGCCGCCTCGCATAGCTCCAATGCGTTCTTTGGCTCTGGTGCTTGCTGTTGTGACTGTGGGGCTGCAAGAGGCTGCACCTTGAACGGCGCGCGCTGTTTCTGTGTCTGGGTCAGCATCATGGTAATAGCACTATCAAGCCCTGTCATGTGGCTGATCCTGATGCCGCCGACTTCCAGCCCTCCCCACTTCACCTTGGGGTCACGATACAGCGTCATGCTGCGGCCAACATACTTGCTGGCATCCGCACCCCATGCCTGCACCATGACGCGCGACATGGACTTGCACGGGCGATACACCTTCGACATGCCTTTCAGCCGCATCGAAACAGGCTGTTCCGTGCCGGGGTTGATGTTCACCGCATCAATCGTGACGGTGATCGGCCCCGCAATCAGATCGTCGGCGTTGATCTGGTCTGACTTCGGCTGGATTACTTGGCTCATGTCCATCATTCTGCCTCTCCCACAAACATTTCCTGCACAACTTCCCGCTCAGTCGACGGATACCCATGCGCCGCCACGTTGTCATGGAACGACCTCACCGCCTGCACCACGCGCGCCTCAAACTCGGTCGCCGCCGTCACGATTGCTGCCTGCATCTCGGCATCGGGCAGAACGCGACATGTGAACATCGGCAACCCGCCGCTGTAACTGATGAAGTCAATCCACTTTCGACCCGTGATCAACAGTCCGGTTTGCAGTTGCAGCATGTATTCATCAGGAACGGTTCCCTCGCTGATGGTCTGCACCTGATATTTCTGACGGCGGCTCTTGCACTCAATCAAGCCATCATCTCCCACCAAGCCGTCAGGGCTGTAACCCATCACGAACCCAAGATCGTCTGACGTGATGAAGCCAACCTCCGCCACAGCCGCGCGCGTCTGGCTGTAAAGGTCGCGCGCCTTGATTTCATCCTCCCACCCCCGCAGCATGTCGTCGCCGATGTAGCTGGGTTCGGTGTAGCCCGTGATCCGCTGCGCCGCGATCTCCCAGACGTGCTGCCGGGTCTTGTCGTTGTTGGCGATCTTGAGCGTCGGGGTCAGGATGTGCTTGACCTCCGATGCAGTCAGGATGCCGCACCGGATCTGGTGCCACTCCTCGGACCCCTGCAACAGGTCTGTGTGGTAGGTGATTGTCATAGCTTGCGTTCTCCCTCTGCTATGCTGTATCATGTGCGCACCATAACACCCGAAGCCAACGTCAACAAGCGGAAAGTGCGCACAATGACCAAAACCACCACCATCAACATCCGCGCCACAGAGAAAGAGGCAGAAGATACCAAGCGCGCCGCGCAGATCGGCGGGTGGAAGTCTGTTGCCGATATGGTCAGGGCGCAGGTTGCCCAAGTGCTATCGCAACAGCCTCATCAGCCGACCGAGCAATCCCAGCCCGACCTCCCTTAGCCTGCACGGCGGCAATGAACCGCTTCTGTGCATCAGTCGAGCGGCCTGTGTCTGTCTTGACCTCCACGGCCAGAAACGTGCCGTCAGGTGCAAGCCCAATAATGTCGCTACTGCCGACGCACAGGCCATAGCGCACAAGAGCACCAGACGGCGCACGATACGCTCCTGTGTCTTGACGCCACACCAGACACCCAGCCTCTGACAGCGCCATCAGGATACGCGCTTGTATCGTCGCCTCTTTCATACCTTCACCTCCCTCTCAGCTATCACCAACACCTGACCCTCGCGCTTGACCAGCTTCACGTCTTCGCGGGTCAAGCCATGGGCGCGGATATACTCGCGCGCTTCTTCCACGCTGGCAGGGCTGTCGTCGCTGGCATACAAGACCCACCCGCGCTTCATGCCCGCCTCTTAGCCTCGCGCGCCCTAAAGACGTGGTGTGCCCAAGCTGGCTTCTTCCCCGTCCTTGCCGCCAATGCCAGCAGGTCTTCCAGCGTCTCAGTGCGGCCCTGCTCCATCCGTGCAGCCTTGCGCGCGCGTTCTGCCGCTTCCCGGTCGATCTCTGCCAACTCGCCCTCGCGCTCCTCCACCATGCGCGACTGCACCGGATACACGCGCCCGCAATTCGGGCAGGCGGGCGCTGGCCGATGCACAAAACCGCAGCCGCCATCCGCAATAGAACACTGCCGAACTGGCTCTGTCGCCTCTGTGTCGCGTGGGCCGCGCTTCTTGGCACCCTCAAGGCTCCACTCGCGCGGGCTGTCTGGGAACCCATGCTCTCGCCAGTTGTTGGCGTGATCCATGATGACGGCAGGTTCATCCCCAGCCCGAAGCGCGCGCCCCCATACCTGCATCTGCAACGGCAACGACTTGCGCGGGCAAAGGTCTGTCAGCGCCTCGATCCGCACGGGCATACCTGCCGCCTGTGCCAGATCGAAACCGAAAGTCAGCAGGGCCACGTTGATCAGAACCGTGTATTCCCGCCGCGCAAACCCCATCACTATCCGCTTGCGTGTTGCCGCGTCCATTGTGCCGTCTATCGTCTGAGCCGCGATGCCTGCCGCCGTGAAGGCGTCTCGGATTAAGCCCGCGTGTTTCCGAGACGTGGCGAACACCACGCACAGCTTTCCCCATGCGCGCTGCCTGTAGGTCTGCACCGCGTCACCGATGATAGCCGTGTCTTGCTCCATATAGGCGTCAAGCTGCGACTGGACATACTCGCCATCCCTTACCTTGATGCCAGACAGATCCGGCGCGCTGGGGCCGAAATACCGAAACTGCGAAAGCCTGCCGCGCCGGATCAACTCCGACACTGGCAGGCCTTCCTCCATGTGCTGATACCACGCGCCCATGCCCTTGCCGTTGGTCTTCATCGGCGTGGCAGACAAGCCTACGATCCTAGCCCCAGCCTGCATCGCCCATGTGATGATCCTGTCTAACTCCCCGCCGCCGAAGTGGCATTCATCCACGAACAGCACCTTGGGCGGTCGGACCTTATCCAGCCGCCGAGCGAGCGTCGGCGTCATGGCCAGATGCACCGGGCTGATCGGGCTGTAGCTATACCCCGGCGCAATCGTGCTGAACGGCACGTCATAGCCTGACAGCGTTTCCATGGTCTGCAAAAGCAACTCAGTGCGCGGCACAGCGAATAGCGCGCTCGACCCCTTGCGCACCGCGCCTGTGACCATATCCAGCGCCATGCGCGTCTTGCCGCTGCCCGTGGCGCTCTGCATCAAGACAGACTGATACCCAGCGCCCATGGCTGCACGAACGCGGGTTACAAGGTCTAACTGGTCTGGGTAGAGTTGGACTGTCATGCCCAATCCTCCAGCGGCAACTCCACCTCATCCGGCTCATTGCGCCCCAAGGCCAGATCGATCGGCACCTCCACCGTGCGCCTTCGTGACAGACCCCTAAACGCCCGTCGCTTGCCCTCTCGCGCGCCCGGCAGCGTGATCAGGTGGCGCGACCATCCGTCACCACTCCAAGGCGTATCGCGCAGGATCTTTGACAGCTTGGGCGACGTGCTGGCAATCCTCAAGAACCCTCCGTCAACCTCTATGCCAAGGTCAGACAATCCAGATGCCGCCGCCGCTGACCCTGCCGTGTCTTCTGTGCGCGCGACCATTTCGACCATCGCCGCAATCGTAGACCTGCGCGCCATGCCGTTGGCGTCATAGGCGTGGTCGCTCGTCATGATCTCTGACAGAACCTTCCAATTCTCGCCGCTTGCCTCGTCTCGGTCAGCGTTGCGCTCCAAGGTCAAGCCCACCTTGTCAAGAAACGCCGCCGCCTCATCCTTGGTCGGCGCGCGGCTTTTGACCAACAGCCACACCCCGGCAAGCAAGGCTGCGTATTGATCGGCAAATCGCGCGCTTGCCCCCATGCCGCGAATTGCCGCTGCAATCTCAGACAAAGTGGCTGGCAAGTGGTGGCTGCACTGGATCAGCCGGGAGATAAGACGACCTGATGCCCCCGCGCGCGTCACGTCTGCCAGCCTGTTGCGCCAATCCATGAACCGCTCATGCGCGCCAAGCCTATCATCGGCCCGCAGGTGGATCACGGCGATCCGGCTCTTGTCTGCCTCGGTCTTGATCTGCGGGTTGATACCCGCAAGGATGAAGGAAGCCATGCACCGATATTCGTCAATCGCATTGCGAACCGTGCCGCCGCTTGAACTCGCCCGCATCAGGTTCATCACCGCCGCGATCTTGTCACGATCCGCCTTGGTGTTGCCCTCCGCCTCATCCATGACAACCGGGCGGCTTGAGTTGATAATCGCGTTCCTGATGCCGGGTTCTGTCGATCCGCCATCAGCCGCCACTGCCAAGTTGCCCAGCAGCCGCTTTACCAACTCATCCATGACGGTTGACTTGCCCGCCCCCCGGTCGCCCGTCACATACAGGTGCGGCCTCCACCGCATCACGCCGCCAAGAATTGACGTGACCATCCATCCAGCCAAGTAATACCCGCTTAGGGGGTCAGACCATCGCAATTCAAGACACAGCCTGACAATCTGCCACGCATCCGCGTCACTCATCGGCTCTGGCAAATCCCCAATCACGTCAACCGCGATGGGATACAAAAACCCGTTCGGAGATCGATACTCGGTCACAGGCATAACCGCGCCACCTTGGATGATCCGAGAACCGCTGTTGAAAACGCAGTCCGAACCCTCCATCCACGCGCCTATACCTCTGATCTTATCCGGGTCGTAAATCCCGATAAGGTGACAAGCCTCCATCAGCGCCGCCGATGCCATGGCCGCAATCTTCTTGTCGCCGCCGTCGCCGCCTCCGAACTTCATTTCCCAGAACGAACGCGGGGCGAGTCGCTGCAAGGTCTGCATGTTGCCCAAACTCGGCGCGGTCAACTCCGTCACCTGCCCCGTGGTGCGCGGCAAGAAGAAATACCCCCCGCCGTTATATCCAAGCGGCCTGACAGCGCCCAACCCCCATTGGTCCTCTGTCTGATCGGGGTCGGGCAGGCCATAATCAGGCTCCCACCTGTCAGCGTCAAGAAACTCAGGCGGCACCTCGGGCGGGTTCATTGCCACTTCAAACGCAGCTTTAACCGCATCTGAACCGTTCGCCTTCCAGTAATCCCACCAATCCGTTCGCTTTGCCGGATCATCGGCAGGAATAGGAGGCGGCACCACAACAGCGCCACCGATCGATACAGCGGCCTGCGCGGCCTTCTCTGCTCCCGTGTTGACGCACAAGCCAGCCTCGCGCCATTCGTGCCAGCGCGGATCATCACCGCGCGGGTTGTCCCAATCGGATGGGCGCTTGTTCGCCGGGATGGTCCATAGGTCAGCGTCAGAGGCAAACACCACGCGATGGTCCGGGTATGCCAGCTTCATCGCTTGCGCGACCGGCTTTAGGTTTCCAGCATCGAACGCCACGATCACGCTGCACCCCAAAGCCGCGTGAACAGCCGCCATCGTGGCAAGACCCTCTCCAATGACGATTATGTCACCTTCGCCCGGTATCGCGTGATACGCGCCCTCTTTGGCACACCCCTTCAAGAACAGCTTGTCGCCTTCGTCGTCGATGAATTGCAGCCCGACCAGTTTCTTGGCTGACCACATCGGCACCACAACAGACCTGCGCGACATGCGGCAACCGATCTGTTCGGCGGTAAAGCCCTTGCGATCAAGGTAGGCGTTTGACCCGGCCCGCTCTGCCTCTGCCCATATCCTCTTGGCCTTGACGTGCGCCGCCTCTGCCGCTTCAAGGCGCTCGCGGTCCTGCTTGTCGCGCGCCTCTTTCTGACGTTGCTTCCATACCTCGCGCTCCTCATCCGACACCTTGCGCGGGGTCTTGATGTGCCATTTGTGCCAGACTTGCTGCCGGAAATTCATGCAGCCGCCAACCGCAAAGCCGTCAGGATCTACCCTAAGAATGTAGCTTCCGTTCTCGGTTTTCGGCCTGTCTCCCTCCAGTCGAAAGCGGTGCATCTTGTCGTCTGCATCGATATGGACAGTCGCATCAGGTCCGCAATCGACCGACCGCATGAAGTCGATGAAGGCGGAAATTGGGTCTTGGGTGGTCATCAGTTCACATCCCAGATCAACTCATGAACGCTCAGCGTCAGGTTCTCCAACCTGAAATCATGGCGCGAATGATTGCGCGTGAGTGGGATGG